CTTTACAGAAACAGCTTAAGAACGGAGAAGTTGGGCTGGATAAGCTGGTTAAATTCCTTCAATTTGCAGTTGAAAAATACAGCGATGGTGCATTAGAAATGGCGGCCAGCTCGGAAGAGTCCGGCCAGCGTCAAACCATTGCTTTCCAAGAAGTCAGGCGGCAGCTTGGCGAGCAGTTGGTGAATGTTGGTGCAGAGCTGCAGCAGTCAATAACCAAGGCGTTAAAAGATTTGACCCCAGCGATCGTAAATATTGCCAAGGTGTCGGCTAAAGCCATAAAAGCAATAATTGATGGTATTGCATTGTTGATCACTCACTTCGACAAAATAAAAGACGTAATAATCATTCTTGTGGGCGGCGCTGTTGGAGGGAAGGCGCTTGGGCTGATAGTAAAAATTTCTGCATCGATAATTCCTTTAGTCAAGAAAGTTGGACTTCTACAGGCAGCAATTCTGTATTTAAACAGAGCGCTAATGCTTAACCCGTTCTATGCACTTGCAGCAGGGATAACAGCAGCGGGAGTGGCAATTGATAATCACATTAATCGCCACGACAGGTTTATTGATAGCGTAGCCAGAGGCTCCACATCAGTTGATGATGCCAAGAAGAAACTGACAGAATATGGCAAAGAGGCGGCAAGTATTAATACGAAGCTAAATTCGCTCCCCATCCCAAAAGCTCCACAAAGACCGACAGCGACTGCTATTGGAATTACTGGAACTGGGACAATGTCTGATGCCTCGGGAAGGCGAGGCGCTGGGGAAATGCAAATACCGCAAATGCCTGCAGATACTTTTGCTGCTGACAGGGCGAAGTTGCAAGCCCGATTAGTTGAAATAAACAAGGCAAGAACGGGCTTGGCAAAGGCAATAAGTGATCGAGTTGAGCTGGAATCGTTGCCAGCGTCTATGCAAGATCTCCTAAAGCAACTGATGGAAGGGTCAACTATTCCTGGCCTTGATATCGATCCGTCCGGCGATGGATCTGGCAGCGAAAAAGTCAAGATGACACAAGCTGAGTTAGGTCTCAGGCGTCAGCTGCGAACAGCTCAAGCAAGTCAGAATGAACTTTTAGCAGCTGAAGTACAGCTTGCGATAGATAGTCTTGCGGCTAAAGCCGAGACTGAGGACTTGGTAAAAGCTACAAACATGGAGGAGCAGGCTAATGCAACGTATGCAAAAGCTGTAAATGATATCCATATAAAGAGAAACGAGCTATTGCAGTCTGCAAACGTAGAAATGCAAAATGCTCGTTTTGCAGCTGAAGGTTTAAGTAAAGAAGAAAGATCTCGTGTTGATATAAACCGCCAGCTTGCCAAGTTTGCTGAGGATTACGCCGACGTAATGACGAGCGAAGAATTAGCAGAGGCGCTAAGGCAAATGAGGGGATTCCTCGAAGAAGCAGCAAGTCCTTTAGGCAAGTTCAAGCAAGGCTTAAAGGATGTCTTTGAGTCTGCAATGGACGTAAAGACTGCATTGGCCGAGGCTGGTGTGCAAGCTGTCTCTAGCTTTGGTGACGCTATCGTCGACTTTGCGGTAACAGGCAAGGCTGCTTTTGCTGATATGACAAGATCAATATTGCAAGATTTAGCGAAGATATTCCTTAAAGCTGCGCTGTTCAAAAGCATCTCTCTTATCCCAGGAGTTGGTGACTTCTTGGGTTTGAAGAATGGAGATGTTTTAGGCAAGAACGGCATTGTGCCTTTCGCCTCTGGTGGAATCGTTGATCGTCCAACTTTCTTTGAATACGGCAAAGGGGGTGCAGGTAATTTTGGAGTGATGGGCGAGGCGGGTCCAGAGGCGATTATGCCTTTGAAGAGAGGACCTGGTGGTCGTCTTGGCGTTGAAGTAACGAACCAAGGCGGGGCTGTAGAAGCTATGAATCGCTATTCGCGTAAGAGGAGTGGTTCCTCTTCTGGCGGATTGGAAGCATTAGAAAGCCAGATGGGCGAAGGATCCTTAGCAACAGCACCAATCGACGTTCGCTACAACGTGGAACGTATCAACAGCGTTGATTATGTAACCGCTGATCAGTTCCAGTCTGGGTTGCAAAGTGCAGCGGCACAAGGCGCACAACGCGGTGAACAGAACACGCTAAAACGATTACAGATGAGCGGTAGCACCCGCAAGAGAATTGGCTTATGACAAGTTTTGCCTTTGGCCATGCACTGCGAATAAAGCCTGAGCAAACAGAGCTTTATCGCTTTCAGAACTTTTTTATTGGCAAAGAAATTACGCACTTAAGTTCTGGATATCAGTTCGTGCCTTTTGGTTTTTCTGGCGTCACAGTCAACCGCACGGGTGATGGCCTAGAGGGAACGCTTGTTTTTCCAAACAACGACCTGTCTCGTTCTTGGGGAGTTAGCGCGATTGAAGGTAGCTGGCTCATGGAAGTTGACGTGCTGATCATTGAAGACCCAGATCCTGATACAGGCTTGGCAGCAACAAACACGATCGCTCACACCTACACAGGACAAGTAACAGGTGGGCAGTGGGACAACACTTCGCTGAATTTAGAACTGAGTTCAGTGCTTGATGCTGTTGGAACGGACGTGCCAAGGCGCACGTTGACGCAACGGATTGTGGGCAACTTGCCAGTGAGTAACAATGTCAGGCTGCAGTGATCTCATCGGGATGCCGTATCGGTTAGGTGCTGACGGCAGCGATGGTCATATCGATTGCATCCACCTTTGCTACAAGGCTTTAGACCACATCGGCATTGACCCGCCACCGTTTAAGCAGTCCTGGTACGAAGCTGGCAAGTGGGAAGTATCTCGTGATTTATTGAAGTGGGGTTTTCGGGTCAAGAAGCCTGAGTATGATGGGGATATTCTGCTGCTAGCGGAGAACTCTTGGACTTTCGCGGTGACATGGGAAAAGGGCATTCTTTATATTCAGCCAAAAACCGAAAAGGTGCAGTGGTCTTCGGTCCAACTGTTTACGACGTACCACTGCTTCCGTACGAAAAGCAGTTAATTGAAACGATTGGAATTACGGAAGAAGAGTATCAACTTTTTGCGTCTGAGGTAAGGCGGCGTGGCTACGTAAGACCGGCTGAATACGATCATATTCCTGATATTCAAAACACAATTATATTTGCTCCTGCTGCAGGTCTTGCAGCTAGTGGTTCGGGAGCATTGTTAGTTGGAGGAGCAGCTAAGGGTACGGCAGCGGTAATTGCTACTAACATCGCAATTGGTGTAACTCTTACAGGCATTGCATACCTGCTGACACCAAAGCCCAAGATGCCTTCGGCACCTAAGTCGGGTCGAGTTGACTTAGAAAGTATTACAGGAGCTAGCCGCTTTACCCCATCCAGGGGGTTTGAAACCATTAGCGAGCTTGCCGATTATTCCTCACCAATACCTATCATTTTTGGTCTGTACGACGAGGTTAGAAAAGTTGGCGGGATGTTGACCGTACCAAAGCTTGTCTGGTCGCGGATGCTTAGCCATGGCACACAACAGCAGGCAAGGCTTCTCTTTGTGGTTGGTGAGCAAGGTGTTAATAACAATGGTATCGCTCAACCAAAATTAGAAGGCATTTTTGTTGGCAACAATGCTCTAGATGCTATTTACGAAGATTTTTTTGCTTTTTACTGGAAGAAAGGGCTGACTGAAGGAGGCAATAACCGTGTCGTAGCTGGCGACTTTATCGAAGGCACGCGAGGCGATCTTGCTAGTGGCGACCCTTCAAATGAAAACGATGCAAACGCTGAAGTGTTTGTCTGTCCGACAAACGTCCAGGATCGTGATACTGCCTTTTGCCATGCGTATACACCCGTGAACAGCACGGAGTTTGGTGTTTATGGGCCGATACCAAATGGAACGGGGTATCGCCTGAATTATCAAGTTATTACCGTGCCTAGAGACAACATAAACGACAAAAAACAAAGAGTTGATATAATCAAGCGTTTAAAAATTATTGGTGATTTAAATTTAGGGCGCGATGGTGGTGATGGCCTTCCACCCGGCACTACGCCAAGTAGTAACGCAGAATATACAAAAATTGTACGAAAGCAGAAGCACGTAGGTGAAGGCCGTCAATACAGCCCAAGGATGGGAATCTTTAGCCTCAGAAGCCCTGGCGGATCACTTGTAACAGTCGACGGAAACTTTAGTGGGCAAAAATCAGCAGTGTTGAATGTAGA